CCTTCGTACCCGCCGCCTCGATTGTTTAGTTCTACTATTCGAGACTTTCTGCCCGCTGAGCTTGAACCTCTCGGCTAGCCTCTAATGGCTCGTTACATATTGCGGGTTATTTAAACTTACCTGAGAAGTGGTCACTCATTGGTCACACTGAAAAACAGAAAGTGAAAATAACATGGCGCATATACGACGAAGAAAGAATGGCAACTGGCAGGTGATAATTAGAAAGAAAAACTATCCCGATATTGTCAGAACGTTCTTAGAAAAAGGTACAGCTTCCAAATGGTCAAAGCAAATTGAGACACAGATGGACAAGAAAATATTTGAAGATATGAGCGGAGCTGAGAGCACCACGCTGAGTCATTTGGTGATTAAGTATCGTGAAGAAGTAGTTCCTGAATTAAAATCTAAAAGGCACTACACATATAAACTTAATAAATTACTGAAGCATAAGATTTGCTACTACAATTTATTACAACTTAATTCTTCAAATGTTTATCAATACAAGAAGGAACTGCAGAAAGAAGGATTAGCTCCAAAGACTATTAATATTAATTTGCAAATGCTGCGAAGGATTTGGCACATTGCAAAGGTAAGGTGGAATATTACATTACCTGCACAAAGTCCGTTTGCATTAGTTTCTATGGAGAAAGTTAATAATGAAAGAGATATCCAATTAACAGATGAGGAATTTAAAAAACTGTTAGATGTCGCATCTAATTCAAAATTGATCTGCTTAGCAGATATGATTAAATTCGCTGCTCTAACCGCTGCACGTTATTCTGAAATTGCTGGCTTGTTAAGATCAAACGTTAACTTTAATAAAAAGACCGCAACGTTTATGGAGACTAAAACAACACCTAGTCATACGATTCCTTTGCATGATGATGTAATTGCTATCCTGAAGCAGTATCCATTCGGGGATAAATTCTTTCATATTAAATCTAGGGAGAGCTTTAGACACTATTGGGAAAAAGCTAGAAAAGATGCAGGACTAACTCAATTTCGTTTCCATGACATAAGGAGCTTTGCAGCAAATCGCATGTTGCTAAGTGGCATGTCCGAAATAGAAGTAGCTGCTATTGGGAATTGGAAAACCTTGGCGGTATTGCATAGAAGATATTCGCGTATTAAGCCTATTCAATTGCTTCAGAAGATTAACAACGTAGTCAATTTAAAATAGTTATAACACTTAAAATAAGAGTCTATTGGCGCGATCTATTCGCGCCAATTATGACTCGATTATGTCTTTATCCTATAACATCCTAGAACTTACCAGATTGACGATGAATCGCCGAAATGATATAATGCCGGCATTAAAGGGCTATGAAAGTTATAGCCAAAGGCAGCCAAATGATTTGCTGAGTCGCCCTTTCAAAATAATCACAAAAATATGGACGGAACTATATGACCAAAGTGATTCAAAATTTTGAAAGAGTTAATGTTAACGTTAACATCAGAAGCCATCTTGCTAAGTATGATGACTTTTTATTTTCTCATAAAAATTTATACCGATTTCACCGTCATCTGACTTCCGTCCGATTGTGAATATTTTGCGGGACTGTTCACCAGTCCCGCATGACTATTCGGAAACGGAGAAAAAATGTCGGAAGACAAAAATGTGCCTATAGGACACAATCAAAATCCTATTGAAGACGAGGCAATTAAATTAATAGATAAAACCTATGATCAATTGCTTTTAATTAACCAATACATTTCAAAAAGTATTCTTGGCAAAAATAATACTGTTAGAAAGGGTAATATATTCATTGCTCGCCTGTATTCTTCCAAGGCTATAGCAGATTTAAAATCTTGGAATGCGGTTATCAAAGCTAAAAATAATGGAGTTGATATTCATTCAGCACCTTTAAAACACCATAAACTAGAAATAGTTGGTGGTTCTGAATATAAGTTCGGCCAATACATCGTTGACAAAAAATGGAATGGTTGTGATGACAAGTTAGTTAGCTCGAAACAATTATCTTTTGATTTTAAAAAGGAGCAACAATGAAAGAAGTTGCACAAGAGTTAATCAATCTTAATATAGTTGCCAAATTATTTGCAAAAATATTTCCAGGCATGACTCGGTCTTTTATTACTAAAGACCGAGATAACAATTATCTAACAATACATAGAGAGCTTACTCTCGAAGATTATCAAGATCATATCAAAGGAAATGTTTCTATCGGGGTTGAACCAAGAAACGACAATAGCAAGTGTAAATTTGCTTTATTGGATTTTGACGGACATAAAAAAGATAAGAAAAATGTTCGTCCTTTTACAAAAGAACAAATTAAAAAAATAATTACCAAGAGTGAATTTCTTGGACTTCCTTTATCGTTCTTTCTATCCAATACTGGTGGTCTGCATGCTTATATGTTTTTAGACGATTGGTATCCTGCGGTAGATGTTAGATATATTTTAAAAAAATTTTCTTATGCCTTAGGCTATGAACGGCAAACATCTGAAATTGAAATATTTCCTAAGTCCGATGTGTTAGAGGTTGATGAGCTTGGAAGAAAGAGCGATGGTAAGAAAGTTAATTTACCCTACACAGGTGGCAATTCTCGGGTGTTATTAAATAATGAAGCACAGGAGCAAACCTTTCAAGAATTCTTAAAATTAGTTCCTGATAGAGTCACTAATCTACAATATTTAGAGAAGTTTAAATTGTTAGATATGGCTAAGGAGCAACATAGAAATGAAAGGACATTTGCATTTGCAGTTTTTGCAAAACATCATTTCAATGACTGGGAAAATAGAGTTCATGCGTACAATGAATTGTTTAATGATCCACCTTTAGGCAAACACCCTAAAGATAAGCCTAACAGATTAGAAGCTACAATCTTAAAATCAGTTAGAAAAAAAGATTATTCCTCTAAGAATAATGAAAAACTGCCGTCAAGTAATCCGTCCGCATGGCGCGAGGGCACGAAGGCAAAAGATATTCGTGAAACTGAATATGAACCCATCCCCGCAGTAGTTGAAGGATTAATATTTCCAGGAATTACTTTTATTAATGGTAAAAGTAAAATTGGAAAATCTTTTAAAGCTTTACAAATTGCTAATGCAGTTGAAACCGGAGGAACGTTCTTAGGTCTTAAGTGTGCCAAAGGAAGTGTTTTGCATTATTCATTAGAGGACGGCAGAAGAAGAAATCAGTCTAGGTGGAAAACAATGGGCATTGAACCGGCCGAAGCCATGTATCAATTTAGAGATAGAAAGCCGAAGATCCCATTACTGACAATGGGTTTAGAGGAAGAAATAGAAGATTGGATTAAAAATACCCCTGACGCCAAACTTGTAATCATTGATCCGTATGTAAAAGTCAAAAAAACATTAGGCGGACATAAACTAAATGCCTATGAGAATGATAACTATAATTTGCAGGATATTTATACTCTTGCAAATAAATACAACATAGCGATCGTATTTCTACATCATACCAAAAAGAAATCTGAAAATGATGTATTTGATGAAATGAGTGGCTCGGCAGGAATCCAATCTAATTGCGATAGTATGATCGTTCTATCTTCAGATAGAAAAATAGGAAAAAATGTAGTTCTATTTTGCATACCTAAAGACGCGGAACAAAAGGAATTTGAAATTGCATTAAACCCTAAATGTATATGGGAATATGTCGGCAAACCTGGCGAAGCCAATAGAACCAAGTTGCAGCAAACTATTATAGAGGCGGTTAAGAAGCTAGAGTCTGGCGACGGGGCTAAAGCAGCAGACATTAAAGATGATGTAAGAAAAGAAGATGATAGCTGGACTAAAGATCATATACAGGTCGAGTTAGGTAGACTCGCGGACAAAGGCGAGTTGTTCAAAGCTAAACAAGGAATCTATAAATCAGCAAACTTCTAATACTTGTTATGTTGTTATTTACAAAAATAACAAAATAACAAAAATAACAGGGGGTGTATGAATAGTTTTTTGTAGTAGAATAAGAATATGCATCATTTCATTGTTCCGATAATTGCAGTGATTATATGCGCATTTATCCTGATGCTGATCTGAAAACGTTTTGGGAGCTGCTTGATAGACGCTGTTAACCCAGTTTCTTGCTTCATGAAATTTTTGGCTGTTACCTTTTTTTACCTCGAAAAAATTATTAATCACTAACAGAATTGCGTGTGACACATAACCTGTTCGCAAAATCATCCGGACTTTAATTCAAGGTAACAGGTGCGCACACTTGTTGTTCCTTGCCGCTTGACCCTAAAGACTTGCTGCCGGATTCTAAATCAGGTATTATTGTTAAATGTACATTGATTGGTGGAATAGAACAGGACCCGCAACCCTAGGCGAACGCTTTGGCCTGAAGGCTAAAGGTCCGACTAAACAGGGAGTTAAGGATCTGAATTTAGTTAATAAGGTCTTGGAGGAGAATAATATAAAACCGGAGAAGCCACGCTTTCAGTATGATCCTATTTCAGAAGAGCTCCAGGACGTTAACGCGCCCGGATGGGCGGAGAAGGCTACGAAACAAATGGAAGACATTAAGAAAAAGCCTTTAGTTGCTAAACAAACAAAATCGCCTGAATTAACTGGTGTCGATCGATACATTAGAGCTAAGAAGATTTAAGGTTTCGGGGGCTTGGTTAATTTTTTTTATTCGCAGGGAAATACTTCTTTAATTGCAATAAATATAGACGGTACTTTCTTCTAATAATTTTAATAACTTTTTATTATTCATACTATAATTCATTGGACCGATTGCTGGGCTAAAAAAGTTTACCTCTAAAAAATCCTTTACAGATTTTGATTTGATACCAAAATTAATATTTTGTGATTCTGTTAAACCAGATACTGCAACTGCCAACAACTCACCGTTTGTATTTACAATTGGTCCTCCACTGTTTCCAGGGTTTAATGCGGCATCAATTTGTATCTGATTGGCACGCCCTACAAGATTCGAACTTGTGACCCTCGGTTTAGAAATGCGAGGGTTTGGGTATACGAATGATCTCGTTTTACATCGTTTTGTTATTTTACAATATTTATTTTACAACGTGCTTACGAAAATGACTTAAAGACTCGCTTCCCTAGCCTTCGAAAGTTGACCGAGAGTTGACCTTAAGGAGATAAATATTAATTTATTTCACTAATATCTTTTTTACCCAACCTTCTCCTTGAGCACCTTGTATATTATAATATTCTCCATCTTCACCTAAAATAACCATTTCCTCTTTACTTGATAATTTATATATAATTTCTTTTCCAGAAACATCTTTGTATACCGGTACATTATTTATCTTTGCTATTTTTACATTACCTATTACACTTTTTTTAACCTTTTTAATTTCTTTACTGCCCTCTTTCTTATAGTTTAAAACTGAATTCTTTCTTACTAGATTTTTGTCGTTCTTTACAGCATCGACCATCATATTGTAGCTAATTAAAAAAGCTGCTGCTACAACTTTACCTTCAGCTGTGTTTTGATAAGCACCTATTCCTGCTGCAGCTGCATTTTTAATTCCTAAACCGCCAACTACACCTAAATCAGTTTTTTGTGATATTCCTGAAGCTGCAGCTACTTGAATGCCACTTCTAGTATCTGATAGTGTAAGACTTGTTTGCGCCTCTTTAAATTTTAAACTTCCTCCTATTGCACCTGCTACGCTACCACCTGTTCCTGGAATCAATGAACCAAGCGCTCCAGCAAGACCGCCGGCATTTTTATTTTTAAAAATGACTGTAGGGGTTAAAATATAATCTGCAGTAACCAATTGACCTTTGCCAACATTTTGATCTGATTTTAATTCACCTCCAGAAGCAAGTTTTCTTTCTTGCATTAAATTTTGAAAAGCCAGACCCCTTTCAACAACTATGAAGCATTTGGATTGTTGAATCATTAATCTTATTAATTGTGTAGGTGATGGTAATGAATGCTGATATAGAGCCTGCATTACAAAGTCTTGAGGTTCCACAACTCCGACAGTGGCAATTTCATTTTCACATTTGCTTAATGTGACTGTACCGGTACCGCTTTTTTCTGAAGTAGATCCAGAAATTTCGTTTTTAGGTTTTTTTTTAAATAAATCCTTTAATGTTTTCTTCTCCTTGGCTAAAACAGGATTGCCTATTGCAAACAAAAAAATTAATACAAAGGTTAGAAACTTTTTCATACCTTAAATTTACTACAATATTTTTGTTGAGTCTGTATTTTTGTGTAATCTGTGCGTGAATCTGTGGGAATTTTTCTTGATTTGTATTGAAATTTTTATAATTTTTTCACTTAATTGATAATTTTAAAGAAGCAATTTTATCTTCAACTTCTTTTATGGCTTTATAGATTTTATCTTTTTCTTGTTTGCTGATTGTACTTCCACCAGGACTATTTGGATCCATTGCTTTTTCTGTGACTTCCATAAGGTCTCCAATTCGAGCTCCCATATGCAAAAGAGATTGAGTTATATTTCCTGCCTGATTTGATTGTTTCATTGCTTTATCAATCAAAGCTTGATGAACTGATAATAGCGGATGGCCTTCCCCTTTTCTAACAGATGCAATATCAATATTAACTGCGTCCTTATGATGAAGTTGATTATCTTTAATGCCTGGATCAGAGCATTTTCTAAAATGAGCTTCACTTTTTCCTGTTGCTTGTTTCAAACCATCGTCTCTAAGATCTTTTATGGCTTGTTGTAAAGCTTGTTCAATTGATAAAAATTCTCTTAATTTAGTCATCTTTCTTAATCCAAAATATTTTTTTTATTGGATTATACTAAATAATAGTTTGCAAGTATAAATATTTTTAATTATCTCTAAGTCAAACATAACCCCGTTAGCCTTAACTAACGGGGTTTTTTAATGTCCAAAATATATTTTTTATTGGATTAAAAACCTTCCTCGAAATTTCATAGAATCAGTCCAATGAGAAAAATATTATTATTAATAACTTTGGTTAGTTTAGCGGGATGCGCTTACAACCCTGTTGTAGATACAGCTGGTCGTAGTGGTACCTTCAATGAAGATAAAGCTAAAGAAATAACCAATGATCTCCAGCATTGCAAAGTGATTGCTGATTCCAATAGTTCATTTGTTAGCAATATTATTTATTGGATAGAAAGCCCTACTGCAGAAACTAAACACGAGTCTATATATCGAAAGTGTTTAAACAACAGAGGACATAGCGTTTTGGATTAATTATGAGAACAAAAGAATTCGATAAAGTTAAACCATATACATACGTATTAATAAAAAAATCGAATAACAAAAAATACTATGGAGTTAGAAGAAGAAATGTTCTTTTAAATACAACGCCTATAAATGATTTTGGAAAAAAATATTCTTCAAGCGGAGAATTTCGTAAGGAATTCATAAAATACCCGAATAGATTTAAATTCGTACTTCGATGGACTTTTGGTTCTATAGAAAAAGCAAAAGAGTATGAGGAAAAAATAACAAAAATTATAACAAGAAAAAACCAGTGGAAAAATTGGGTCAACAAAGGTGTTTTTCCAACATTAGTCTTAAATGAAATATCTCTAAAAAAATTGAGAGTGTCATTAAAAAAATCTTGGCAAAAACCAGAGCGTATATCCAAATCAATCAAAGCAATGAAGAATTCTTGGACGAAAGAAAGAAGATTAAAAAATTCTAATATTCAAAAAAGAATAAAAAACACCCCTGAAATGAAGGAGAAATACTCAAAAAATACCAAAAAACTTTGGAGAAATAACGAATACAGAAAAAAAGTTTCTAAGGCTATAGCTAAAGTCTGGAAAAGCAAAAAAAGAAGAGTAAGACATTCTAAGTTGGTAAAGAAAAGATATAAAAACATTATTTATCTGAAGGAATTTTCCAGAGCTCAAAAACGCAAGTGGGAAAATAATAATTTAAGAATTAAAGCAGGTATAATACAAAAAAAAGTTTGGTCCAATCCCATACTTAAAATGAAGCAATCAAAAATTCAAAAAAAAATTTGGAATAAAAACAAAAATGCCGAACATTCGATTTTGATGAAAAAGAAATTCAACAAACCAGAATATAAAAGAAAAATGAAAATAATAAATTTATTGACTTGGTCTAATGCAAGCAAATTAACTAGAAAAAAACATAGATTAGCTTGCAAAAAAGCTTGGGAAAAAAGAAAACTTAATAAAGAAAGGAGAGCAAATGTCTAAACGTAGAAAAAAGAAGAAGCCAGAGATCGATGAAGAATTAGATCTTTATAAAGACTATGAACCAGACTGGCGAGAGCTTCAGGCAAGTCTTGAAGCAGAGAAAGAATGGAAAGAACAAAATCCTAATTTTAGTTTGGAAGATGCAGCAGATCATTATGCAGAACTACAAGGCGAAATTGAAAGAGGAAAGTAGTTATAATTTTATAACGACCCTAATAGCTGAAGCGGACGAGATATTGCAAAAAACCAATTTAACTATCAAGGACTATAATCGATTTGTTGAAATTGGAAAAAAATTAACCAATACTGAAGTTGAATATATATACAGTTGGTTAGCGGAAGGATTTTATTTAAGGCTTCCTGAAATAGCAGAAAAAGAGGGCAACTATGATTTTGTTAAAGATGACGATGGGTTTTAATGTCGCCTGAATTTAGTGTACTTCATCTTCAATATATTGATAAATTCGGAGATGGATTTAATACAATAGCAATGAGTGAGGATGAAGAAAAAGCATTGATACCCTTAATGAGAAAAGCAATAGATACTAATCAAAAAATCAAACATAAAATTTTAGAAAATGTTTTAGGCAAAGATTTTGATGATCCTAATGTTGAAATTTGATCTGAATTTTTTAAAATTTTTTTACCCTACCACCCTATTTATTTGCATTTGATTTCAACGGCTCTGACAGAGCTCGATCGACTAAACCATCAAATTATTAGCTTCAAGAATATTATAACGGGTGGGTGGGCCCTGAAGTTTCAAGCTAATTAAGAAATTGTTTTGGGTCCTACTTTGCATGGACCCCCGATCGCCGAAGGCGATCGGAAAGAGCCAATGCCGATAGGCATTGACCATTAACGAGTGAATCGTACAGCGAAGCTGTATGATGAACGAGTCTATATTCATGGCGAACGAAGTGAGCCGCCAAACTTTTAAAGCTGCGAAAACATATCGATTGTTGGACTCTACATGAGCGTAGACAAACGATTGATCAGCGGTCCTTCATGGGTTGTTCGGCTAATCAAAACTGAATCAAATACAGGCGTCTTTGTGCGAAAAAAGGATTCAAAAAAAGATTCATTTTACTAGCTTTTTTGGCAAGCTAAACTTTTACTTTAGAGAAATAAATTTCCGCATAATTATTAACTAATTGTGAATTTATTCTTCAAATTTCTTGTACAGTTCCTGTACAGCGAATCCAAAGAATGCTACAATGTAGAACTATCAAGGAGAATTCGATAGAGAACACCTACATGGTAAGGAAGAGGTCTTCGATTCGAATTCGAATGTGGGCACACCCTTTGTTGATTTTCCTTTGATAAACGACGAAAATTAGTTTTGAGACTATCAAGATTAGTTCGTTAAGGCGCTTCAGAACTTGTACAGATCCTGTACAGCGATAATGTTCTTGGATTGTTTTGAGACTAGTGTGTTTCGGATTCAAATATGAAAGGCTAAAAAAATGAAAGAAAAATACATAACAGGCTCGCTCGCTAACGCTCGCTCGCCCGTCCGCACTCACGCCGAAAGAAGAGTTAGATTATCCGACACCTTTGTTAAAAGATTAAAACCAAAATCAAAACCCTATTCAATCGGAGATTCAGAAATGGTTGGTTTAAGAATTTACATTTTGCCTTCGGGAACTAGAAAAGGTTATTACGCCTATTGCCCTAAAAACCAAAAGAATTGGATTAGAGAACCGCTTGGAAATTTTAATGTGATGAATATTGAACAGATGAGAAATAAGGCGCGGAAATTTGCAGTAGCAATTTTGGAAGGCAGAGATCCCGCGGAGATTAAAAGGGAATTAAAAAAAGAACCCACATTAATTGAGTTTATCGAAGAAGATTTTTATGTAAAAAGATTGCTGCGCAGCTTCGGCTATAAATCTTCGACTATAAAAACCATTAAGGTCTTCTTTAAATGTTGGATAAAACAAAAAACAACCGATCAAAAAATTAGGCAGATACAACAGGACAATCCTTTTAATCTTCAACATAAAAAATTGTCTTCAGTTACACCCGAAGATGTTCGAAAGCTGCATAATATTATTGGCATAAAATCGCCTGCGGTTGCGGACAAGATAACAGATTATTTAAAGGTCCTATTTAATTATGCCATTGAACTAAAAATATTAAATAAGAATCCTGTTGTCATAAAGAACAAGGAACGCTTTGGAGATAAGGAAGACAATAGAATTTTAACAAAATACCAAAAAGAAATTGTATTAAAACTTGCTTGGAAGTTAGATAAGAGGACAGGAAAACTTAATTACAATTATTATGCAAACAATGGCTTAAGCCTTGTTGCTTGCTGTGAGATTTCTTATTGGTTAACAGCGCCACGAAGAAATGTCAGCGAAGGCAATAGTATTAGGTGGAAGCAAATTTCATTTCCTACAAAAAAGATTGCTTTTGGAGATTCTAAAGTTGGTCAGATGACTTACGATTTAGGACCGCGGGTATTAGGAATCTTGAAAGTAATCTATGGCGAACGACTAACAGAAGGACCTTTAAAATGGAGACCCGTAACGCAAGAGTATGTCTTTCCTTCAAGCAGATACGGCAAGAAAAATAGTCTCGGCAAAATAAATAAAACGCCTTTTTTGAAAGACTCAAGAAAAACTTGGAAGAGGATTTTAAAAATGGCGAATATTGAATACATGCCGCCGAAGCAAACAAGGCATACTGTTTTAACTCATTTGTTAAGCAGTTCTAAAAATATCATGGTCGTTAAAGACGCAGCGGGTCATAAGAATATTAAAACAACTATGCGTTATGCCAAAATTTTAAATGAGGACGTCGTTTCAGAATTAGAGAAAATGGATCGAGTTCAAGAGAAGGAAGAGAAGATATTAGAATTTAAAAAAACTTAAGTCTTTCCGTGGTCGGTGGCGCGTGATGTGGTATGCTTGTTGAATGGGCAAGAAAATTGGTGGGAGACCGAAAGTAAGTCATTGGGGCATTACACAATGCATGCTCTACACTTACGGGTATCAAAAAAGATATAAACTCACTACTTGGAATGCTTGGCAAAGATTAACTGAATCAAATAAATTTCCTGCAATAGTTAAACAACTATACAAACGATTTAAGAACAAGGATTATTATATTGATCGAATGCTAAACGATAAATCCGTAAGAGATAAATTCTATACAAACAATGTTAAGCGAAGAGGCAAAGACAAGCTGCTTAACTATGTGTTCACAAAAAAGAAAGATTTTACTCGCCGAAAGAAAAGAAAATAAATGCAAAAAGAATTTAATAAAGTTAAACCCTACGTCTACTGGATAAAAAACAATATTACGGGCATTAAATATTTCGGTGTTAGGTGGGCGAATGTCAATAAAAATAAAACCCCTATCCAAGATCTAGGCAAAACATATTTTAGTAGCGGAGCGTTAAAAAAAGATTTTAAGAGAAACCCTAAAAATTTTGTTTCAAAATTAATTGCTACATTTGATACTGAAGAAGAAGCGCGGGACTATGAACTTAAGCAAACTAAAAAAATCATAAAAAATAAAAGGTATGCAAATATTGCAGCGTATCCTGCAATTATTATGACACCTGAAATAATAAGTAAATTATTTACGCCTGAACACAGAAGAAAGCTATCTATAACTGCCAAAGGAAGAAAATTATCTGAAGAAGCGAAAAGAAAAATATCTGAGGGTAATAAAGGTCGCCCTGCTTGGAATTCAGGAAAGACAAACATTTATAGCGAAGAAACAAGAAAAAAAATGTCTGAAGTTGCAAAAAGAAGAAAGTTTTCTGAAAAAACAAGAAGAAAAATGTCTGCATCTAGCAAAGGAAGAAAGGTTTCTGAAGAAACGAGAAGAAAAATAGGATTAGGGCATAGAGGAAAAATAATATCTAAAGAAACAAGAAGAAAGCTTAGATTGTTTAATATAGGAAGAAAACATTCTGAAGAAACGAAAAGAAAAATGTCCACAGTGTCTAAGGGAAAGAAAAAGTCTGAAGAACATAAAAGAAAAATGTCTGAAGCTCATAAAAGAAGATTTGCAAAAATTTAGTATTGAGACTACTGACCAAACAACCTTCTCGTTGTAAGGGTTGTGCATGTCAGATTTATTAAACGAAAAACAAGTAGCAGAACAATACAATATTGCGCCTGGAACATTAAGAAGGCAGCGTTGGGCGGGGACAGGACTCCCTTATCATATTATAGGAAGACCCGACAATTCCAAACATGGTGGAGTTGTAAGATATCGTTCTTCAGAAATTGAAGAATGTTTAGCGAAGAATAGGAAGCTATGACCGACCCTAAAAAATATAAAAAGCAATTATCGGCAGCGTCCCTTTCTTACGAGGGAATAATGGAATTAATGACTTTACTTCAAAACGCAGGGTTTTTTTCTAGGGGCGGACGGGTTACATCGAGGGGTATAGCTTACTTATTAGGGGAAAAATAAAATGGGAACTATCAATGCTATCAAAAAAACTAATCAAGAAAATTAAAAATAAAGTTTTAAATAAACCACAACCGACTTACATGCTATCGGGAGATCCTGGTATTGATGACGAATATTACATCAATGAAATAATTGGGATTCCTGAATGTTCTTATGATTGGTGGATTGGCGAGGAAAAAAAATAAAATGGTAAAAAAGAAATTTGATGTTGTCGGTTATGTGGACAAAATGAATCATAAATATTCAAACGTTCCAAAGCCAAAAGGCAATGTGATTGATCAATTAAAGCGGTTAGATCATTGGGCAAAAAATCCCAAAAAGAAATATGCCTATTCCGAACCATTAACTCAATCGGGACTTCGATATAATTATGTTACAGGACAAGTTGAGGACTTGGACGGAGATATCGTTTCAATGCGTAATACTTTAAACGAAATGCAATCTGACGATCTCCCTACTGAAGCAGAATTAAAAAAAGAAAAAGTAATAAGCCCGAAATATTTAGAACCTACAAAACCACCCAAAAAAGTAGAATCTAAAAAAATGGATATTCCAATCTTGTTACCTGAACGCCATTACCAAAAAGAAAAAAGACAATCATTCGATGACTACTATCAAGATCGTAAAAACAAACTTAAGCAGCAAGGACTAGGTATTTATGCTCGAAAAAATAAATAAAGATTTAGAAGTTATTATTAAGAAGCAGCTTCAATATGAGAAGACGTTAAAAGAAGCACTAGCCGCCGAGAAAAAAGTAAGCGGCATCCTTTTAAAAAAGTGGTTGGACCGAGAACAATCAATTACCGATTGGGACTATTCTTATTGGATTTTACAGCGGAAATTTACAAGAGCATTGAAAGATATTCGGTTTTTATCTCACTACATCGAGACGCAGCATAAAAAGAAAAAGAATTCAAAAAAGAAAAAATGACCTTTGTTCGAGCATTCCAAGGAAACGAACATCATAGGGGCATTACCGCCAACGGAAAATATCCGCACTATTTAGAAAAAAATAAACCTTTTAATCACGAAGAACATTTAAAAGGAATTAGATCTCAAGGATTGAGTCCCTTGCGTCAGAAAACAAATGAAGATGAAGCATATTGTATTTTGGGCGGAATGGATTTTGATTTTGAAAAAATTCCACCCGCTAAAAATTTCTGTCAATTCATAGACAAAACAAATAACGAATTATTTGTTTTTGAATCCAAGTCCAGCGGCTATCATGTTTATTGGTTCGCGAATGATTGGGTAAAAGCTGCGAAAATGAAAGCAGCAATGGAACGATTAAAAAAGAAAATTAATCCAACATACAAAGTGGACCGCATGATTCCTTATGAAACAAAATTAAAAGATATTAAAGCACAATGTGGATTTTGGTTTAATGCCCCCTACTTTGCAAACACAAGACGCTGCTTAAATCATTTAGGCGAGCCATTAACGTTAGAACAATTTGAATTAAAATATAAGTTAAGAAAACATCATTACCTTTCATCTATCGTAGGTTGGAAAGCAGCAAAAAAAGGGACGGGAAAAATGGGAAGGCACCAAGTTTTATTCCGCGCAGCTTTATATCAAAAATACAGAATGACAGGACAAGAGGATATTTTAAAAGAGTTAAATAATAGTTTCGATCCACCAATAACCGAACAAGGACAAATAGATCACGCTCTAGATACGGAAGGATATGACGAAGAACATTTAAACAATAATTTAGAAAATTATTTCAAAGAAATAGGTATTGAAGAAAAAACAATAGAAGAAGCGCCGCCAAATTTTTGGGAAGGCGCAGAAGAATTTGAAGACCACGCTTTTAATAACAAAAAAGAAGAACCAAAAAAATTAATCGGTTACGACATTCGCGATTATAGAAAGCTGCCCATTGAAAAACCCGTTTTTATAATGGAAAGATTGTTCAAGGAAAGAAGTATCAATAATTTATTTGGTCCTAAAGGAAATTTTAAAACGGAATACGCTTTAGGCATTGCTTATGCAATGGCTCATGGTGGAACGTTTTTAAAATACAAGGCGCCTGTGTGTTATCCCGTTTTATACGTTGACGGCGAAATGGACCCTTATGATATTATTGAAAGGGAAGCAGCTTATCTTGAAGCGTTTGGGGAACCCCCAAAAGATCATCTTCATATTATAAATTTTGCACATCAAACAAATCAAATCATTCCCGATATTAAAGATCCGTTAGGACAAGAATTAATTTTAAATTATTTACGCGAACAAGAGAAGTTGGTTGGAATTAAACCATTTTTAATTTTAGATAATCTTCGTTCACTATCTAACTATAATGAAAATGAATCCGATAGTTTCCGTCCTATTGGTACTTGGTTAAAGAATTTAAGAGGATTGGGTTACGCGTCGTTAACCTTGGATCATACAGGACACAATCAGGACCACATGCGCGGAACATCATCTAAAAGTGATTGGGCAAATGTTTGTTTAAAAATTCAAACAGAAGGCAAAAAAGGTAAAAAATTTATGAAGGTCAGATTAAAATTCGATAAGGCAAGAGGATTAAAACCCGATGAGACAGATGATTTTATTGCGGTGTATGATTTTCAAGGGAATTGGACCTTGGGACAGTCTGAAAAAGAGCATGATGATGATTTACTTAAAAAACAGATTAAAGAATTTTTAATGAAGAAACCGCAACCAACACAAAAAAATATCGCTCTGTATCTCAAAATATCAGCAGGAAAAGTGAACAAACTTATAAAAGAAATTGATGATGAACCCAAAGATTCAAAGTCAAATGAGGTACCCTTCTAGAATGAATGAACATATTCATTCATTCATTCGGAGTATGGTAACAAAAAATGAATAAGCCATTTAACCCAAGAGAACAGAAATTTATAGATCAAATGGTCCAATTTTGTGGGAAAAAAACAGCGACACAAATAGCGATCGATAGTGGCTATAATTCCGCAGGCGCAAGAACTCGGGCGAGTGAACTCATGGCTCGGGCGGATATAAGAGACGAGATTGATTTACGTTTAGAAGAAGTTAGAAAAAAATGGTTAATCACTAAAGATTTACATTATCAAGAGTTGGGCGAGTTGCGGGACATGGCGAAGGAAACGAAAAACGTCAATGCAGCAGTTCGGGCAGAGGAACTGCGTGGGAAAGTAGCGGGTTTGTATATAGATCGTTCAATCTTGGCTTCAACAAAAATGATTCGACTTCCTAACGGAACGATGAAGTTAGAGCAAGACCTAACAGAAGCCGATGTCGAAAGTCAGATGAAGGCAATCCTTTTAAAACATAAAGTTATTACCGCTCATGACGGAAAGAGAAAGAAGTGAGGGGGTTATTAGGGTTCCCTGGTCCATGGTCCGTAGGTCCATTATGCCCTATGCCTGTATTTTCAATCCCGAATCCCTGACCGCTGATCAAAAAAATATAAAATTTTTTAGTAACGCTTTTTCACATTAAGGCGGGGAAGTATTGATAGCACGATGAATAAGTTTATAAGTTAATCAACATTGATAGTATAATTCTTGCGGCGAAGTCTCATGAATTTAGGTTCATTCGGGAATGCCCATTCTCATCAAATCCTTCCCGCAAGAATTCCTAAAAAAACCTCGGGTTTTCGAGGTGCTTGGTTACATATATTCGCTCGCTTAAGCTTCTAAACTTGACGATAAAGGGGGTAAATTTATACGTATATAATATAATCTTACAAAGACATGAGAAAATTATTATCATATTTTTGTTGTTTAATAATTGTATTTAATCAAATAACAACATCAGTAAACGCAGCTAACATACTGCAAAAAACAAAAATTCATGAAATCACCAGCTGTGAAAGTGTTTTAAATTCAAGTTTTGAAACCTATATTGATTGTTTAAATGAACAAGTATTTACCTCAAAACATTTTGGTAAATTATCCAAAAATAAAAAAAATGATATTCAAAGCTTACTAGCGATAGCAAATATTTTGTCAGAAAACGTTGAAGATGGTTTTTTAAGCAAATCAAAAGCAGTTGATAATTGGATGCAAATAATTAAATCACCATACAAAGGAAAAATAAAAAAAAAGAAATTACAAGAAATTTTAGAGCAAACAACATGCATGGATACAGAAGAATATGATGACTTTATTAAATGTTTTTCAGAAGAATTCAGATATTTTGAAATTTATAAAAATTCAGACTTGTTAAATAAAAGGCGAATTGAAACTATTGTGAGTAATGCCCGTTTTTTAACTCTGCCTAATTCTAAAGTTTTTTCCGAAGCAAAGGAGGCATATCAGAGAGGAAAAACATATAAATCTGCTAATGCATTTGATTACTTTTTTACATATATGAATCTATTAGGAACTGACTATTTTAAAAAAATTAAAAGCGATAGATCTTGGCAAAAAATTATCACATTCATAATAATTGCAATTATCATTGCATACTTAACTAGAGGGCTAATGAAATCTCAAGGTGCTAGCTCCTCTAGTGGGGTGAGTTCTTCAGCAACATCTGGTGCATCAAGTGGAAGTGGTTGTACTTCAGCACTTGTAGCTAATTGTACCTCAATATTTAGAAATAATATTTTTAGAAGCGCACCTTCTACAAGTGTTTTACACAAATCATGGTTTAAGTATGGTTTTTCGAGAGGAATATTTTGAGAATTTTATTAATAGTTTTTTTTTTAATTTTGCCAAACTTTTCATATAGTGATGATGAGGTTAAATGGAAATTTAAGAAGTTAATAGAGCATGAAACTTACTATGAAGCTATAGCAGAAGGTAAAATAAAAAAAATTATTAATGGGAAAGAGAAAAAAGTTAAATTGATGAATAAACATTTCTACCCCTTAAAGGAAAAAACTGATCGTAAAGAATGGAAATGTAAACCCTGGCAAATTGAAGAAATTTCAGTTGAGGGAAAATATATAACAAGGAGTTATGTTTTGCATGATTGTTTGCCGTGTCTTGATGCTGGTTCGGGACACCTATGCTCTTATCCTCATTTTTCAATATTTTTTTTTACGGATCTTTATGAAGTTTATTATTACAGAGAAGATATAAATGATATTTTGAATCATTTAAAGAGCGATGGAACAATTAAAATAGTCATTCAAGTAAACATAGGCTCAAGAGAAAGGGTCCATATAAGAAAAACAAACATTGATCTTTCGTCTCTAAGCTTGCCCGACGGAATAGAAAGATATCATAGCAGAATCGTAAAATATAACACTAGATTAAGAAAAATTCTGTCTGAAACAACTGATTATACATTG